TGCGTTTTGTTCTACATCATAGAAACGCATTTTAGACCTATCAACACCAAGTATAAATTTTCTATTTACAGTTGGGTCATTATATCTATTCTTTAATTGTTTGACCATTATCTGGTTCTTTTCTTCTAGTTCTTCACTACTAATTAAAGCAAACATAAAGTCTGCTGTCGCAGGAAGACCAAAACTTTCTGATGTATCTTCTAGACCTACATCACTACTTACAAAACCACCTCTTGTAGTTTGAGTAGCAGAAAAAATAGGTAAGTCATGTTCTACTGCAAGGCCTCTAAGTTCTTCAGCAATTGCTTTGATGTAAGTATAACTATTTACATTTGCACCTGATTTAAATCTAGATGAAGCACAAATATTTAAATAATCTACAAACACAATATCAGGCTTGAATGACTTTTTTAGTGCAAGTTCACTTATCAAGTTTTTAAAATGACCTGTATGAGCAGTAGCAGTAGGATATTCTTTGATAATTAATGTGCCTGTTGTCTTACTTTGTAATTTATTAATTTTAGTCTCATACATTTGATATGGCAATTCTTCTAAATCACTCATACCTACATTCAATAAGTTTGCGTCTATACGTTCGGCGATACGTTCTTCAGCCATCTCCATAGTAATATACAAAACATTCTTGCCTTGTAATAATACAGATGAGGCAAGATGTGTCATGAACATAGTTTTACCAACACCAGTACCTGCAAGACAAATATTCAAAGTCTTACTTGGTATACCGCCTCTTGTAATTTTATTAAAAAACTCTAGGTCTAGTTCTAATCTTTCTTCTTTCTTTTTATAGAAGTCAAATCTTTCTTTTGATTCTTGCAAATAGTCATGACCTACTTTTTGGTCAAAAGACACACCCAGGGCATTCGATAATAACTCAGGTAAATATTCTGGAGTGTGTGTCTTGTCTTTACCATCTATGATTTGAATGCCTGATAAAATAGCGTTATGTATAGATCGATCTTTACAAAACTTTTCTGTTGTTTCAACTAACCAATCTAAGTTTACTGGTTCTGGATTTAGTGTAGATAATATATCTGTAATCTTTTTATATTCATCTTCGTTTACAGATTTATTATTATTAATCTCAATAGATAGAGATTCTTTTGTAGGAAGATTATTATACTTGTTTACAAAATTATATATCTCTGTAAATAGTAATTTTTCTAATCTATCAGAAAAATATTCTTCTTTGATGAAAGGTAAAACTTTTCTACAATACTTTTCATTATGAATTAAATTACGAAGTGCTGTTCTTTCAATTCTTTCCACTAAGTCCCTTTATACCTTTCTCTTTTAACTGTTCATCTAATAATACAACTAAGATATCACCTATGTGATCTACAAACTCTTGACTATCTGTGTCAGCATTTACTTTATTTTCTATGACTGTATAATCAAACACCATAGGTAATTGACCATTAACTGCTTCTTCTTCTGGTCTAAATCCTACATTACCATATTTGTAAACTATACTTGCATATGGACCACTAATTAATTTTAGTGCTGTAAAGTCCTCTCCAGGCTTCTCTACAAATACATAGTCCTCGTTTTGTTTAGGATTCGTTGTTTGGTGTTTCTGTGGTATCTTCGGTGTCAATTACATCTCCATACTTAAATTCTTTTGAACAAGCAGCGTCTAACTTTTCTAATATATCTTTTGTAAAATATTTTTCAGGATCATTATTAATAGTTTTACCAAACGCCTTTGAGCCATCAGGTAGTTCTATTCTTGTTGATACTTGTTTAAATATATTATGTTTTAATGCTAAATCTAATAGACCATAGTATCTATCTAATCCTTTGTCATATGTCAATCTAACATCTACTACTTTATTTTCTTTTGTTAATCTGGATTTGTAATTTTTACAATGTATAATATTACCTATAATCTCTGTGCCGTCTTTTTCTTTACGTTTTGATAGATAGACAATAGAACTAGCCGCATATTTAAGACCAGAACCACCGCCCATTTCTTTTTGTGGGAACATACTACCGACAACATCATAGGTATGATTAGTTATAATAAGAGGAACTTTTGCTTTTCCTAATTTCAAAGTCAATACTCTAAAGGCTGCTTTTACTATTTGTGCCCTTGTCATATCTTTAGTTTCTTTACCTGCTTGTGTATCTTCCATTTCTTTAGTAGTTGATAACATACCTAAAGAATCTAACACAAGTAGTAAAGGTTTTCTTTCTGATACATCTTGAGCAATATACTTATCTAATACTGTAATTGCTTGATGTCTAAACTCTTGAACAGTAGTAACTGGCATAACAACCATACGACTACTATCAATATCTCTTTCTTCAATAATATCTTTTGTAACTGCTGATTCTGATTCAAAGAATATAACACCACCATCTGGATTCTGATCTAAAAAATTCTTACACATACCTAATACAAAGAAAGTTTTACCTGTAGCACTTTCACCTGCAATTGCAGTTATCTTATTTGATGGTAAACCTTTGTTTATACCACCACCTAATAACGCATTGAATATATAAGAACCTGTATCAATAAAATCTGTTACATCACCTGTCGCACCATCTGATACTAAACTAGCATACTCATTACCAGTTTCTTTAATTACATCTTTCAAAAAATCACTCATTATCTTTTACCTCTACTGTCGTTTGAAATATTATACACTATATATAATTGTTTGTCAAGCAAAGAACTCATCTAAAGTTGCCTTTCTTGAATTTTTAAATAGGTCTGTTTGTGGTCCAAAACACCAAACATTTTCTATAAACATTTTGTTCATAAAGTCAGCCTTCTCTTGTTCATCTTTAAATAAAGTATCTGACTTTGGTCGTTGCATGATTCTCATACCGATCTGACCTAAAAATTTATCTTGAAACTTATCTACCAATTCATCGCCAGAGCGATAACGAACACCATGTATCTTTGGATCCATAATATTTACAAACATAAACTTTGATACACTCATAGTTTTTTCTGCAACTGGTAAATAAAAATCATCACGCCATTTATCATACTCGTTAAATTTTGCCCACGATTGATCTTCTTCATGTTCACCGCCTTTATTGTATTGTTCGGTAGAGAAGTATGGTGGACTTGTAAATGCAACATCAATCTTTGGTAGTTTTTGATATGGTAAATCTTCAGCACCACATCTCCATATCTGAACTTTTTTAGGTTTAGATAAAAGTTTATTATACTTTGATATCTGTTCTTGATATCTTTGATATGTATTAGGATTAGGATCACAACCATAATATTCTTCAGCGTCTGAAGCAAAGAAACCTGCAAGTCTATCACCCCAACCACAACTAGTATCTAAAACTGTTTTAGCATTTGTTATATCATAGATTGCTTTTGCAACAACAGGTTTAAATTGTGTTGCAATATATGTGCCCAATCTAAATGCTGATATATAACTTTTTTCTGATAGTTCACCACCGACTAATTTTTCTGTTTCGGTACCATCTAGTTCTTTTATCTTTGTAAGTTTGACACCATTAATACCTCGCCATATAGGACCTAGACATTTCCAGATAGCATAAGCATCACCGTTCTCCCAAACTTCTTTAGGTGCTCGAAAGCCATAACTACTACATTCTAGTCTTAGGTCTTGCATAAAATAATTACTTACATCATTAAATGTACTAGCACCATTTATTAAACCAAGTCCATATCTACTATATGAATATTTGTAATCATCATACTTTTCAAAAACTTCTTTTTCAACTTGTTCATTCGGTATACAAATAGTGTTAGTATCAAACTTTTTAAGATTAGCAAAAGCAGTTCTCATATCTTGTTCGGTGATTTCTTTGAGTGGAAATACTGGTCTTTCACTTGCGATATAGTCTGCCAAGTGAGTTCTCATCTTATCTTTCCCATATTCTGCGTTCATTTTTTCAAAGATAGATGATGTCAATACAGGTAGTTTTCCGTCTGTAGCGGCGGCTAAAAGACTATTATATAGTGTATTATCTCGTTTATAGTGTGTAAATGCGTTTTCTTTCATTAGAAGAAGTTATCCAGTGTTGATGTTTTTTCAAAATTCCAGTTGATTGCATTTACAATAAATCGTAATGGCTCTAAAAACGATTTATCAAACTGCTCATCATAATCAATATATTGATGTAGATTAAATTCTTTTGGCAAGTATGTGGGAAAAGATATTACTTTTTCTCTTAGTGGATTAGGTTCTTTCAAGACAATAAACTTAATCTTATCGCCTTCTTGTATTTGTTCATACTTAACTAAACTTTTTTTCTTTAACATATTATTATATAACAAAGCACCTTTGACATGAATAGGTGTTGACTTTTGATAGATGTCTGTTGATGAAGCATACTTTTTAAGATTATTACAAGAACGAGGATAAGCAATATCTTCTGGTCGTAATGTTTTAAAATGCTTTCTAAAGTCATCAATAAATTGTATTAAAGCATTTTCATCTTTGTTCATAATGACTTTCAATGCTTCTTTGATCTTTACACGACAAGGGGCAGGTGTTGAACTCTTAACTGCTTCGATACCCATAATCTTTAGTTTAGGTTCTTTTAAATCTACGCCTTCTTCGTTATAGACATTTAGAATATATCTTTTCTTAGCAGTCCATATACCTTTGTTAGCAATCACTTCTCGTTTCATCACCATTTTGTTATCATATGCATTAGTATATTTAGCAAGTTTGTCATAACTATTATCAATTGCCTTTTGTAATTTTTCTTCACAAAATTTATCTAGAACTTTTACAATCTTTCTTGTATCAGATTTATCTTTAAATATTTTATCTACAACTGCACCAAGTTTTACATAGATAGAATCAGTATCAGAAGCCACAACATAGGTCACATCTTTAGTTTTAAGTAAATCATTTAAATAATTATTTACATCTCTTTCAATCCATCTAATTGCAAGTTGACCTGCCTTTGTAATACCTTCAGCGTGTCTTACATCAAAATATCTAAAGTACTGATTGCCAATAGCACCATAAGCACTATTCAATGCAATCTTTCTTGCCAACTGAATATTATGAT